GAATCACCGAACAGATACCATGCCGTCGCGCTCTGCCCGCCACCATAGGACGAGTCAGACAGTTCGTTCACGACGATCGGCTTGTACTTGTTGGCATGGATATTGGCGTCCGACACCTTCACCGCAGCAACGTTTCGTGCTGTGTAAAGCTGATCAGCAACCGCTTCCAGTTCCGGTGGAATAATCAGTTTCGTTGGACGTCCACCCAGAGTCATCTGAGAGGTTGCGTCTTCACCGGTAATCAGTGGAGACTTGCGCTGACGGAATGCTTTCACGCCAGCAGACAGGCCGACACCATCCGTTCCAAGGTTGGTAGTTGCACCCTCGATGTAGTTGGTTCGGGCAGTCGTCCAGAACGTGGTGTGATTGGAAAGGAACGTCGTCCAGACCAATCGCTTCAGGCGACGGGAAGAGCCACGGCCGAGACGATTGCGAACGTCGTCAAACGCACCCAGATCGTCGTCGACGATCATCTGGTAAGTCAGAGCGAACATCTTCGCGTAGGTCTTGACACTGCGAGTGAAGGACTCTTCACCCAGTTTGCCGTGTGCAATCTTTCCACCAGGTCCGAGTTCTTCATACTCCATGTTGTCGAGCATGCGGTAACTCGTCACGGTCTTGAAGTCGACCACTGACTTAATGTCAGAGACTTCCTGCCACGAAGTGTCCTCGTCTTCGAAACCCATCAGCAACTCTTTGTTTGCGATGTTGCTGAGCAGGCCGGTCAAAGAAGCTGCTGAAAACGCAGCCTGAAGATTCTGCCCACCCTGGTTCATGGCGCGAAGAATATCGCCCATCAGACTTCGAGAGAGTCGATCACCGACGGACACTGCCATCCCGCTTGCGGCAGCAGCCATCAGGAAGACCTGCTGAAGACCGATCCGGCCACGGTACTGACTGTGAGCCGCCTGCAGAGTCTTGTCGTCAAACTGCTTCTCAGCGTTGCGCTGCTTTCGAGCGACACACAGAGCAGCTTCCAGAACCTGAGGAACCGGAACATTGTTTTCAGAGCTGTGGAAAGAAGTCGGGCGAGTCTTCGCTGCAGAAGCCCGCAGTACTTCCAGTTCCACCTTCTCGATTGACCAGTCGTCTTCGATCGCCTTTGCAGCGATCAGCGGATAACCAGCAGCCTTCGCCTGAATCTCAGCAGACTTCCGGAACTGAGCAGCGATCATCTGACGGTTGGCAGCGAGGCTGGCCTGCAGATTCACAGAAGCATCTCCTGCAGCAGCTGTCGGATTCGATACCGGAGCCGCTGGCGCTGGAGCCGCTGGCGCGGGAGCAGCAGGAGCTGCTGGAGCGGGATACTTTGCCTGATACGACATCTGCAGAGCAGCAGATGCTTCGGGAGTCAACGTCGCGACGTCAAGCCCCAGGCTGATTACGAATTCTTCGAACGTAGGCATGGAGCCTGTTCCTTTCAAAAGCCCGGCAGCACTCGCCGCCAGATTGACACTGGTTGTTGAGTCCGCCCCCATTGGCAGAACCGACGTTTCCCGCAGCACCGATCGCCGCGCAATGACCACCGGACCGACAAAGGTCTGCCCGTTCGCTTCGGCCTTCTGGCCGGGAGCGATGTCTTCAGATTCGATGACCATTGCTCCGATCGAGGCCTGCCAGGTATGACCAGCGGCTGATTGAGCGAGGACCGATTGAGCCAGCGGAGACACCCCGGTCACCACGCCAGCCAGTTCGAGAGATCTGCCGTTGTTCGAGATCGAGTCAGTGAGGCCGAGAGTCGCTTCAACCGATTTCGTGTGATCGATCAGAATCGGGATTTGATTCGGTGTCTCGAGGCCTGCCAGATCCACTACCACCGGATGCGGGAAGCCATCAACCGGCAGCAAGCCACCCGAGTAAGCAACGATCGAGAACCTGCGAGGCTTACCAGCCGCGCTGGCCTTCAACTGCAGAGCCGCGGTGAAGGCCATTGGTCGGCCGTTTGGAATGTTGATTCCGGGAGCCGGCATCAGACTGCCTCCTGCACGGTCGCATCAGCGACACCACCATCGAGAGCATCAGCGATCAAGGCCGCGATGCGATCCGGAGCGAGCCCGACGGAGGCCAGCGTTTGCTCAGTCATGACCTGCGACAGTTCACCCGACGTGAACTGATCGAGAGCCACCCGAATCCGCTTCTGCACGTTCGTGAAGGCCCGCTGCCCGAGTTGCGTGTATTCACCCTGCGGCATTGCAGCCTGCGCTGAGGCAGGAGCAGGAAGCGGAGCAGCAGGATCGAGACCGAACGTCTTCGCGAATACAGCCGCCTTGTAAGTCGCTGCATCCACCCCGAAATCCTGAGCAGCGCGAACGCATTCAGTTTGCCAATCAAGGCCCCTGCGAGCGTACTCGTCTGTCAGCGTCGAAAGCCCTGAACTGAGCCGGATGGTTGCAGCGTTTGCCGAGTCCACCGCGTCCAGTTCCGGAAGCGGAGGCCAGTGCCAGATGTGGTCGATTTCGCCGATCGGAGGCAACCCGTTCAGCAGGCCCGGGATGTACACTGCAGCATCCAGGAACCACTTGAAAACGTTCTCGAGGATCGAGACTTCGATCCGGGACTGCTCACATTTGACTTCGGGTTCCCAGACGTTCTTCATGTCGCCCTTGAACGACGAGAAGTTCGAGTCCTTGCCTGTCCCGGCTGCGAGGGAATACGGCATGTTCGTGCAGCGACTGAAACTCTGCAGAGCCTGCCGTTGAAACATCTCGTAGAGCGGCCCGGGTTGCTTTGGCTCGACCTGCCCGATTTCCCAGCCGGCCGGGAGCGTTGTCAGCATGTTCCGAGCGATCTCGATCTCGGCGAAATCCTGCGGGCTCGCAGCGACGTCCAGATTGGGAGCCGTGGTCTTCAGATACATCGCGAAGTTGGCTGCAGTCTCGGCTGAATACAGCGTTGCCAACTCCTGCCGTCGCATGATCGGCAGCGTCTGCAGAGACGGAGTTGCGCGAGGGATGCCCCGCGTTTGACCGGGACGATCAGCGCGGAACAGATGCAGGACCTCTCGCGATGGATACCATTCGCCTGTTTGCGTAGATGAATAGAACGTCGATCCGGGATGTGTGTCGTAGACATAGACCTGCAGCTCGTTCGTCGCTCGGTCAAACCGGATCCCGTCATCGTGGAAAGGATCGTTCCACGGAGTGAACAGCGGACTTGCAATCTGATCCGCCTCAAAGGTCCGGATGTCCAGAGTCATCGGGTAGTTGCCAGCCCGGTCAGCCCGCATGACGAATACTTCGCCGTCACGCCAATAGGTCTCAACCTGCGTTCTGAGCGTGTCAACAAAGTCGGTCATGACGGCCCACCGCCGCCATGCCCGCTCGACCCGCTTATTGGCTTCAGGATCGTCAGTCAGCAACTGGAGCCGAGGACCAGCTCCGACGATGTGGTTCACGGCCGTCCGCAGAATCCCGGCATACCAGGAGTTGTTTTCAGCCTCGTAGCGGGATCGCTGACGAACCACCTTCCGAACAGCAGGGTTGATTGCAGCGCGAGCAGCGAGCCCGTCAGCGTGTGCCCAGTGTTTCCGGTTGTCGGCTGTCGTTTTAGCAACGTCAAACTTCGCCTCGAGGGGCTTTACCTTTCGGGTAAATGGCCACATGTCAGTGGCCCCCCGGAGGAACGATCTTGCTGTTCATCCCACGGAACATCGCAGCGGGAGATGCTGTCGCCTGCTTGGCAGCGAGATGGTTCTCGTAAGCGATCAGATCGGACAGGGACCGACGTGAGACGGTTACCCCGTCATTTGAGACGGACTGAGGCTTGAGCGCTTCTCTTGCGAGTTGGTCTGCCGGTTCAGTCATTCTTCCACCTGTGAAACCTAGTTATGGTTCGACAGGTGGATTCTCAGCGGGAGTTGCGGAAAGCCCTAAACGGATTCGCTATATGTAGCATTTGCCCGGATATTCCAGAGCCTTTCTGCTTCCTGATTGGTGTTTGGATCCAACCCCGGAGGACCATCGGCCCCGCACCGCATGCAGTTCACGACCGGATTGCCCCAGTCGTTATCGATGGTTCTCAGGTTACTACTTCCACAGAAGGGACATGGCAGCAGCATCACGTGCCTCATTCACAAGGACTGGAAAAGAAACCGCGACGATCGCGAGTATTGATTACCCGCTCGCTCGTGGTGTTAACCTTACCGCATGACGGACAAATCCGCTCCCGAGTCAGGAACCCTGGAGATTTCACCGTGCGGGAGACAGTCGGGAGAACAGATCCGCACTTTCCGCATTTCAGGCCGGAGTCCGGCAACTTGAATTCAGCCACGTCGAGTCCCTCCAGGCAAGCTGAAAGTTCTGGTTTCCTTCTTCGCAGTAATGTCACCATTCAATCGACACCCTAAAACGGAAGCGGCCGTCACGCAGCCGCAGAAACAGTCCCACCAGTCGTTATCCCGACCCGGGATAGCTGACCACATCACACCCTTTGACCCATCGAACGTTACCTCCACCGGCTTTTCGGAAGTGAAGTGTTCCACCAGCAGCCGGTTCTCCTGCTCGTTCAGGCCCGGCAGCAGGACTGAGGACGGAGCCCCCGCAGTCGTCAAGAGCCTCCGAGCTGCCATGCTCTTGATGATGTTCGCATCAAACTGGATGTGCATCGGGTTCTCAGTTCGGCGCTCAAGCCAGCCAGTGCCGGCCCGGTCGCGGACCTGATCCCCCCACAGATGAATCGGTTTCTTTCCGGGTTTCGGCGCGAACCCCTTCGAAGGCCGGATCCGTGATCTCTGCTTTGATGCCGCGATCTGAGACCGGATCAATGGCATCTGGCCCCCGTCGGACCAGTCCTTCAGCAGCAGGTCGATCTCCGGGAAGTCTTCGAATAACTCCCGCTCAAGTTCGTTGTGAGCATGGACGAAGGCCTCCTCCCATGACACCCCAGGAAGCATCTCGGAAATTTTGCTGTTCAGGTCCGATTTGTAAAACACCGGTCTCCCCTGATCCGGCCAAGTGCGATAAGTGACGATCGCACCCGTGAAGTCAGGCTGAAACGAACAAACCATCGCCCACAGAATCTGATCCGATGAGTCAATGAACCCGACTGTATAGGTCGCGTCGTCCGGGACCAGCCCCCGCACAATTCCAGAAGTTCGAGTCAGCAGCGACTGAGCATCCAGCTTGATCCCCGACGTGTTGACCGGAGCTTCGCCTTCCTGCTGGATCTCGCACCGAAAGAAACTCGGGTCGAGAGCCCGAACCGTCATCAGCGACTGCAGCGCGGAGACTTCATCCGGAAGTTTGTCCTCCTCCCAGGCAACCCGGCCGCCAGCGTCCATCGCTTCTCGGTTCTTGATGTAGAATTCCTGAGCGAGCCGCTTACCTTCAGCCGGAGTATCCCCCTGGCTCAGTTTGACGGCATAAGCCTCCCACAGATCCATTCTTTCCGGCATCCGGATAATCGATGGATATCGCTCACCGTCCCAGTCCGGATGTCGCTTGCGGGACAGGAACCGCTCTGAGAGATCGTCATGCTCCCTGACCGTACAAACCATGATCGCAGCAAGTTTCTGCCCGAGGCCAGCCAACCCACAGAACGTTTTTGTGATGTGGTCTTCCCGGCCCTCGGTTTGCAGCGGAGATTTCGCCGATTGCGGAGTCTGGACGTCATCGAATACCAGCAGGTCAGGCCGGACTGAAACACCGAAGCGATCGACGAACGAAAGCCCTGATACGTCCGTCGCATTGACCGAATACGGAGCGATGTGAGCCTCACAGGACGGAGCGTCATGGATATCCGGAAACACGATCCGGCCACGGTCGTCCTTCGGATGAACAATCAGCAGCCTGCCACCGAGCCGGAACTGGCGTTTTGGTTGTCGCCACTTCAGGATGAGCGGGAGCAGTTCAGGGTAATCCTCGAGCAGCGTCGCCGATGATGCCATCAGCGCGAAGAAGTTCTCCCGATGCTCGTCGGCCTTGTCATCGGTCGCACCGACCAGCACCGGGAATCGCCGATGCCCGTTGACGACAGCCCAGAGCGTCGAGACTCTCGCACAGGTCGACTTCAGACCACCGCGGCGAACTGCGTGACACTCCCGGCCACCGGACAGGACAATCTCCTGGAACCGGTTCATCATCGCCCGCTGATACGGAGCCCATGGAAGATAGAACGTTGCCGGGAAGTAGGTCTCAGCAAACAGGAGATTATTGACCGAGGCCTTCGCTCGACGATCCGGATCCTTAACGGCCGGAAGCGGACCGATCTCCTGAGCAGCAGCAGTCTTCGCGTTGATCGCCTGAGCATTTCGAGCGGATCGATCCTCGGCGAAGTTCGCAGCAGGCTCAACAACAGTCGCGGAACGCAGCTGGTCGAGCACTGACAGCAGTTCATCCTCCGGAAGCGTCTCGAGGAATTCGCCTTGCAGCGATTCGCTCAGCGAGCGCAAGTAGAGGATCTCCTCCGGAGTCAGAACGAGCGTCAATCTTCACCCCCACGTTGATGTTTGTTTGCGGAGCTGCCTTCGGATCTGCCAGCATTTCCCGCCTGTCATTCTGCTCTTTCATCTTTACCAGCAACGCCATTGCCGCGATCTGGTCCCGAGGCTTCCCTTTGATCGCAATGGCTCCAGCAACTTTCGGTAACGCCTCCAGCAACTGCTCCGGGATCTGCCACCCTTTTTGGATCGCAGTCTTCAGCATGCGTAGATCAGAACGACTGTGCCCAGGATCGGCCAGAAGTTCTGTTGTGACCTTTGCATCATCGCCGTTTTCACTGCTTTGTTTTTCATCCATGCGTCGTTAAGACTGCTTAGGGTCGA